ATGGCTGGATTGATTTGAGAACACTTACTGGTGGTATAACTTCAACTGCTGATGCGACAATAAATTCTATAACTGTAGGTAAAGGTGCAAACTCTGTTGCAGCTAACACTGTTCTTGGAGAGAGTGCTTTAGATGCCTCTGTTTCTGGTGGACATAATACAGCTATTGGTAATTCTGTTTTAACGGCACATACCTCTGGTTCTGGTAACACTGCTTTAGGTTCAAATGCAATGTTATCAAACACGACAGGTGCAAATAATACAGCTTTGGGCAGACAATCATTAGATGCCAATACAGAAGGCGACACTAATGTAGCAGTGGGTTATTTGGCTTTATCGGCAAATACTACGGCTGATAATAACACAGGAGTAGGTTCATCAGCATTACTGTCAAACACAACTGGGGCAAATAATGTTGCGGTAGGATCACAAGCTTTAGATGCTAGTACTACAGGAAATAAAAACACTGCCATAGGAAGAATGGCATTGTCAGCTAATACTACAGCACATGATAATACTGCTGTAGGTGGAGATTCACTGCTTTTAAATACAACTGGTACTCAAAACGTGGCAGTAGGTTCTAATGCTTTAGACGCTAATACCACAGGTTCTAATAATGTTGCTTTAGGTTATTCTTCTTTAACTACCAACACTACTGCTTCAAATAACACGGCAGTTGGAATGGAGGCGTTAAAACTTAATACAACAGGGGCTTCAAACGTAGCTGTTGGAAAAGATTGTTTAGAAGCAAATACTACTGCTAATAATAATACAGGAGTTGGTTTTGAAGCATTAAAAGCAAACACAACTGGATCAGCAAACGTAGCTGTTGGCTCTATTTCTCTTGATGCAAACACAGAAGGACAATATAATACTGCACTAGGCTATGAATCATTATCAGCAAACACAACGGCAGACGAAAATACTGCATTAGGTTCATTTGCTTTAAGATATAATACTACAGGAGGAGATAATACAGCAGCAGGATACAAAGCATTAGAGGCTAATACCACCGCAAGTAATAATACTGCTTTTGGATTTGAAGCATTAAATGATAATACAACTGGTTCTGGTAATGCTGCTTTAGGTTCTTTGGCCGCAGACGCAAATACAACAGGAAATTACAATACTGCATGTGGTAGTAGTGCTTTAACTGCTAATACTACGGGATCACAAAATACAGCAGTTGGAAATAGCTCTTTATTCCAAAATACTACAGCAAGTAATAATACTGCCGTTGGTTATGCTGCTATGGATGCAAACACAAGTGGAACTCAGAACACAGCCGTAGGAAGCACTGCTTTAGATGCAAATACTACGGGTCAAGATAATGTTGCTGTAGGACAAACAGCTTTAGGAGCAAACACAACAGCATCAAATAATACTGCTGTCGGTAGAAATTCATTGGGTACAAATAGTACAGGAGCAGATAATGTAGCAGTAGGAACATCAGCGTTGGCTTCTAACACAACTGCAACTGGTATTACTGCTATAGGTAGGAAAGCTCTTTTAAGTAACACAACTGGCTACAATTTAGTAGCAGTAGGATACCAAGCTTTAGATGCACACACTACAGGCAATAACAATACAGCAATTGGTTATAACTCATTAACTACACTTACTACTGGTTATGCCAACGTAGGAGTAGGTTCAGGTTCATTACAAGATGCCACAACAGCAGCTAACAGCACATGTGTTGGTCATCTTGCTGGAACTGATGTGACTACTGCCCAGCAAAGTACATTTATTGGAGGATATTCTGGATTTAAGGTAACTACTGGTCAAGATAACACAGCCATAGGATATGGTTCTTTATACCAATGTACTACTGGTTTTCAAAATACTGCTTTGGGAAGAAGTGCTTTAGAAAATCATACAGGCAATCTTGCAGTTGCTGTAGGACAAAGTGCATTACAACAAAATCAAACTGCTGCGAATACTGCTGTAGGTTATACTGTTGCATCTAATAACACCACAGGTAGTGGTTTAACTGCTATGGGGTATGAATCACTGTTAAGCAACACTACTGGTGCTAATAATGTAGCTTATGGTCAACAAAGTCTAAGAGGCAATACTACAGGAGGAACCAACACGGCATTAGGCCATTTAGCTTTATATACAAACACTACTGCAAGCAATAATACTGCTGTTAGTTTCCAAGCATTATATTCAAATAGTTCTGGAACACAAAATGTTGGTGTAGGTAATAATGCTTTATATTCAAATACATCTGGCTCATATTCTACTGCTTGTGGATATAACGCTTTATATGCAAATACATCTGGTGTAAGTAATACTGCTTTCGGTTCTTATGCTCTTGATGCAATGACAACTGGAAATTACAATGTTGCTGTAGGTTCTGGTTCTTTAGGAGCAGCTAGTACAGGAAGTAGAAATGTTGCTGTAGGTACTTCTGCATTAACCGATCTTACAACTGCAAGTAACAACACTGCTGTAGGAGATTCCGCTTTAGAAGAGTGTACAACAGGAGGAAACAATACTGCTGTGGGTAAAGATGCTATGGAAGCAAATACCACCGCAGCTGGTAACACTGCTGCTGGTGCTCATGCTTTAACTGCAAACACATCTGGATCAGAAAATTCTGCTGTTGGATATAACGCATTAAGTGCCAATACTACTAACAGTCAAAGTACAGCAGTAGGATATGAAGCTATGATAGGTGCTACAGGGGGTATGAATGATGGATTTGGCAGAAAAGCTGGACATAACATCACATCAGGAAGTAATAATCTTTGTTTAGGTAATTTAGCTGGTACTTCTGGTAGTCCTATAACTTTAACAACCCATACTAATAATATTGTTGTTGGTAATAATTTTCATACTGCTGCTTATATTAAAATAGATTGGACTGTAGGATCAGATAAAAGAGATAAAACAGGTATAGAAGATATATCAACAGGTTTAGACTTTGTAAATCAACTTAAACCAAAATCATTCTGGTTTAGAAAAAATCGTGATTCTAGTGAAAAACTTGGTAATAAAAGATATGGATTTTTAGCACAGGATATTCTTGCTTTAGAAGGATCTGATCCTGTAATTATAAATAATGAAAATGAAGATTCTTTAGGATATCAAGGATCACATTTAATACCAATACTTGTAAATGCTATAAAAGAGTTATCCGTAAAAGTCACAGCCCTCGAAGCAGGGTAAACTAAAAGTAACTTAATTTTTTAATTATGGAAGAAAAAACAACAGAAGAAATTGCAACTATGTTTGCAAATGCTGGTGATAGCGTAACTGTAATTAATGCAGATGCTAATTTTGCCGCTTATCAAACAGCTAATCCTTCGAGTGATTATACGGAAACAGATTGGAAAGCAATGATCCAGAGAAATGTAGAGCATCTTGAGATCATCAAAGCTTACAAAAAACTTGACGGCACAACATCAATCTGGACATCAGAGGATTTTACTGCTATTGATGCAGCTATAACTGCTGGTAAAAAACTCTACTAAATTATGAATCTTAAAGAAAAATTACAGCAACTAGCTATTGAAAGGCAAAATTTACAAATTGCTTTGTATGAAGTTAGCGGTGCGATGAAGATTTTGGAGCAGCAGATTCTTGAAGCTGAACCCGAATCAACCCAGCCATCAGATACAGAGGCATCAACCCCACAAGAAGCAACAGCACCATCAGAGTAAGTGGTGCTATCATTTTATTAACTACTTTTTTCCACATAATGCTTACTCGTATAACTCAGGCTGCTTCTATCCTCTCACTATTGTTGTCAACGTCAATGCTTGGAGGTGGATACTTTGCATATAGATACTTTTCTTCCACACAATTTAAAACAAAAGTTATGAATGAGGTGATGCAAGAAGTACAAAAAATATTACCAAATCAGATAGATAAAAAACTGCCATCTGTTACTGGTAAGTCTTTGCCTATTTAATGGAAATACCTGAGATACATATACCAGAAATATATGTACCTGATATACCAGAACCATACAGCCAACATTATATAAATATTGCAAAACCACCAGATATTGATGTGCCTGGTTGTACATATCAACATCGTGATATAAAAAATACAGGTAATCGTAATTTATTGCTGGAAGATCCTAATGGTGTATTTACAACGTGCGATTTTCCATTCCCTAGCTATATTCCTCTTGACTATACACCTGAGAATCTTGTCATTACAGAACAAGCACCTGTTAATAACGAAACACCACCTTTACCAGAAACAGAAACACCAGATGCAACAATACCAGAAAAAAAAGAACAAGAGATTGTAATACCTGATTGTCCTGGTAAAAATGACAGAAGAGTAGGAGAGTTTACATCAGAGTTGCGTACAGAAAGAGTAAAAGGTTATAAGAGGGGAGAAGATGGTATTGAATGTATTGTAATTTATGAAGACGTTCCATTTATCGATCAATACATCCCAACTACTAGTGCTGTTGTTAATACAGTTGTTATTGCTACTGTCGCTGCCTCTACTCCACTATTACTTAATGTCATAAAACCACTTGTTAAACAAGTTATAAATAAATTTACAAAAAAGAAAAAAGAAAAGTAAAATAAATATACCCTATTTGAAAAGGCAATGGATAGGGTGTCTAGGTAGGCAAGTCTAACCGTGCTTGCCTACTGCTCTATTTCATGTTTGTGCGGTATAACCTGATTTGGTGGTATCTCTACAATAATATCTTCACAGGTAACTGCACTAGGTGTATTAGGTTTAAATGTAGCCCCAAGTTTTGCTTGCTCTGCACAAATTTGAAGACGATAAAGACTTACTTCCATGGCTAGTTTTTTATACAGTAATTCTTGATTTTTTATATTTACTTCAGTTGCTTTATGGCAAAGTGCTGGTGACTTTCCTAGAGGTATGTTTATTTGTGCAGAGATACCATAATTTAAATTATAGTTCTCCTTTTCAAATCTAGGTGTTTCTTGTACATATTTTATTTCACCAGTATCTTCGTCATATATATTTTGTCTGGTCACAGTTTCTCTAGGTAGAGAAAAAGAATGAGCATCAGTTACATAAGGTGTAATTGTAAGGCTAGGAGAAGCACAGACTATGCCTTGGCTCATTCTGTAGCTCGGCATTGAGCTTGGCGTGATCATGGTTGCATTGTTATTTACTACGCCCTGTGCGTTACTGCTTGGAGAAGCAACTGTCGTATTTGCCAAAACCCTTGCAGGGCAAAGGATTATAGCTATTGCCCAAACGTAGTTGTAGTTTCTACAGTTGTGCTTGTATTTATTTGTCGTGTTATGGTTGTTGTCGTATCTAGCCCTGGGGTAATAAGCGTTTCTTGTAGAGAAAAGGCTGCTCCATCGTTTACAATTCCCCAACGAGGTATAGCTTCTAAGTTTGGTGAAGTCCAATTAAAATTTACTCCTCCAATTGTTTGTTCATTCGTAGTCGTAGGAGTAGGGTTAATATATCCTGTTTCAGATTTAATATTATGTCCTGATGCTGAGTATGAGTATCCTGTACGATATTGATGGCTCGTAATTGTTTCATTAATTATTGATTCAGATGTACTTGATGTTGTAGAGCTTCCTGTACGAAACTGCGGAACTACAGGAACAGCAAGTGTTCTTGCAGGTAATAGTAATAAAACTAATAACCAAAGCTTAGTCAATGGTGATTGTTACTTTAGTTGATCCAATACAACTAGTACCCGATCCACCTGCGGTACAGGTATGAATGCCAGAACTCAATGACGTTAAAGCAAGCGATCCAGCCGTACCGCCTGATCCAATAGTAGTCTGACCACCTAATACTGGTAATGCTGCAATACCCGAACTAGGAGTTACGGCAGATGGTGTAGCATCTCCCATTATCACAGATTCTGTTTTGCTAAAAGCTGAACCTGCTGTTGTTATAGCAGTATCTGTTTGTATCATCGCTGGAACACCATCAGTAAGTGAGCCAACATTAATTCCACCTATTTTTCCTGATGTAGTTGTATCTCCTATAGTTACAGAAGGAGTTATGTTTGTGCCACTTAATGAATATGTAGTTCCTAATTTATTTGTAACAACATATGGCATATCAACTGTAATTTGGGCAGATGTCACAAATTCTTGCTTTATGTCTGCAAATGCTGCGGTGGGTAATAGACAAAAAATTGCAAGAAGTTTTTTCATTTTTTTACAACTCCAACTTTAGAATCTTTATTGTCAACTATCTTAACATTACCATTTACTTTTTTTTTGTCACCATTTTTCTTTATATTTAGGCCGTACTGGGCAGTTACAGCACTTAGCAATCCAGCCGCAAAGGTTGTATCAATTTGACGAGTAGGGTTAGGGTTAAAGTATGACCAAGAAATGACCCCCAAACTCCAAAAAAGAATAATCATCTGCACCACATTGGCAATCAGACCATTACCTTCCTTTTCTTCTTGATCTTCCATATTAAGAAAACTGCCTTAGTGTGAGGAGAAAGCAGATGACCATTGCTTTAGTAGGCAGCTATATGCCAAACTTAGCAAATACTGTTATGTTTGGGAAGTAACACAATACTATCAATGTTAAAACTACTAAAACCAATACTGCTTAAGTTTTTTTCTTCATCAGCAGTAAAGCAACTAATAGTGGATTTGCTACGTTCTATTTGTAAGCAAACATCAAATGAGCTAGATGATCAGGCTGTAGATTTTCTAGAGCATCAGTTGTTTCCTGGTAGAAACTTATGAAAGACAAATTTGTAATTTTTGCAGAAGAGCCTCCTATAGAACTACAACTGTCTACAGAAATGCGTTGTAGGGAAGTAGAAAACAATCCTGACATAGATTATGTGAAAAGGTATTGCATAAGTCTGTTGCGTAACAATGCAAAAAGAGATGCAATTCTTGCAGCAACTCTACAAGAACTCGCAGAAGCTCATGTAACGATTGCAAAGGCAGAACAAGTACAGATAGTACATTGGTGGGTATTGCGTAGAATGATAAAAAACTTTTTCATATCAATAGCTTTGTTTTTTGTTGTTAGGTTAAACAAAGCACTAACAGGTATTAATAATCGCATAAACAAATAAATATAATAATTTGTTACAATATAAGTGCAGAGGTATTGAGGATGCTATGAAGCAATCCAAAAAAACTCGTTTGCAAGAGCTACGACAAGAAGTTCGTACCTGTTCTGATCCTTTTGAACTAACAGCAATTTTAGCCTTAGACAATGAAAGACTAAGGCGTGAATTAGCTAAATTACAAAGTTAGTTAGGGTCAAAACGTCTTGTTTTCAGCTTTACTACAGCTTGCTGATGTTTTGTTGTCAGTAATTTATATAAAAATAAACGTAAATCAAAACGGATAGTCACTTTTATCTCCCTCAACTTGTTTGTCTACAGACATAAGTCCACTGATCCAATCTTTGCCAGATTGTGTTTGTTTGTTCCAAGCTTTCACAGGTATTTTTACAACCATATCGCCACGATAGTTTTGTTCACCTTCTTGACTTGTAATCCATTCTGCTAATGCCATAGCATCTTGCAAAGTTAATTCCATTGTTCCTGTATGATCAGGCTTTTCACTTTTGAATAAAGCAAATCTTGCTTTAAAAATACTTTGAAATTTAGTGTCCATAATTAAAGAATGTGATAGTGGGCAAGGATAATCTCGTTTGTTAACGAGGACATAGTTACTTTTTTGTCAGTAATATATC